ATTACGTTGGTATCTCTAATGTATCCTATACTATTTTAAATCGAGATGATGTAGGTAATGTTCGTGGCCCTGATGGTGTGTTTGTAAGCAATGCATCTATCTCAACAAATAATTTAATCATTACTCTAAGTAACACATCAACTATTGATGCTGGTAATGTTCGTGGTCCACAAGGTATACAAGGTCTAGCAGGTGACGGTAATGCTGGTATTGCTAATGCTACTGTAGCAGGCAATAACAATCTAATTATTGGACTTGTAAACGGCACATATATTAATGCTGGTAATGTTAAAGGTCCGCAAGGTGATCAAGGTAACGCCGGAGTAGGCATTACCAGTGTAAGTCTAGTAAGCAGTAACCTAGTTCTTAACTACAGTAATACATCAACCCAAGACGTTGGTAACATTCGAGGTCCGCAGGGTAATGCTGGTATTAACGGTGTGGATATTTCAACTGCCACAGTTAACGGTAGCGGTAATTTAATAATTACACTAAGCAATGCTGCAACAATTGATGCAGGTAATGTTCGTGGTGCTGATGGTACCGGTGATATTACTGGTGTTACAGCAGGCACAGGATTGAGCGGCGGTGGTGCCAGCGGTGCTGTCACATTAAGTTTAGGTACAAGTGGTGTAACAGCAGGCACTTATGGTAATGCTACCACAATGCCACAGTTTACTGTTGACACTTATGGTAGAATCACCGGCGTAAGCAATATTACAATTAGCGCAGGTGGTGCCGGAGATATTGAAGGCGTAACAGCAGGCAACGGTTTAATTGATGGCGGTGCTAGCGGTACAGTTACACTCAATGTTGGTGCGGGTGCAGGTATTACTGTAAACGCAGATAACATAGCGTTAACCAGCGGTGTTGTTAGCACCGGCGCTAAGACTTATGGTAGTGCAACATTAATTCCTCAAATTACCGTTGACACATATGGTCGTGTAACCAGTGTCAGCAACGTTTCGGTAAGCGGTGGCGGCGGCGGGGGTGGTGCTACCATCCAACGATTTAAGTTAAATTATAGCACAACTGGTACACTAGCTAATACTGACAACTTATCATCTGGTATAAGTTCCGTTACAATTGACAGCGCCAGCGGTGGTGAATGTACTATTAACTTCACAGGCTACTATTACCCACCCGGTTCAATTATGCTTTATGGTTACGACAGAACCAATAACAAATATCTAATATCGCATTTAGAAACTACAATGGGTCAAAGAGAAATTCCAGGTGGTGGTTCGGCAGGATCTCCCACAGCGTTTGATGGTGCGACCAGCAATACCGTTGTAAAACTAAAACTTAGAGAAGCTGAAACAGGAGCCAGTCGTGCATTTGGTACTACTACTCATGCATGGATCCAGTTTGTGATGTATGATTAAGGATTAACATGGCGTTAATTAATTACAAATCTAGCCAGATTAGATTAAACATTCCTAACAAAGTTCTGCCTGTCTCTGTATCCAGTCTTGCAGGCGAAAGCTATTGGGATTATGCAAATGGCGCAGGCGACCTATGGTATTCGGGCGTAGGTACAAAAAAATATTACCGATGGACTGTTACTTTTAGCGTAACAGCACAAACACATGGTAGCCACTTAACTCGAGATGATTTTACTTACAATGGTTTAGATATTGTTGTAGGTGACTGGATCGCAGGCGCAACCAGCGGCCAGTGTCTTAAAATTGTAAGCATTACATCAAAGACTGCAAACACAGTTACTTGTGTTGTTGAAGATTGGTTACGCTATAATACTTTTAAGAGTGCTACTGGTAACGGTATTTTTAATACAGGCTCGGCAGTAGTTTTTAGTCTAAATGAAAATGGATTGCCATTACTTGATCCATTACCAGGTACAGTAAGTACAGACTTTTATCCTACTGTAATGAGTAGGTTTCAATATTTAAATCCTCTGCTAAACTATGTACTTGAACAAGACAGTCACGGGTTCAGCAAAGGTGATGTTATTGCTGTAACAGCAAATGGTTTTTCTGTAGCTAATACTATTACTATGGATAAGATGATTGGTACTGTTATTGAAACAGGTCCAGGACCAAACTTCTTTATGATATCGCCTAACAATCGTATCATTGACTTTGAGCCTAGCATTCCTGGTACGCAAGGCGATTACATTTATTTAGATACCGATGGTGATCTAACTGCCAGTGACACTACAGGTAAAATTGTTTTCTTAAAGATACAAGATGCTATTGCTACAGAAATAGTAGGCACAGTTAATAATCCAACAGTCCCTGATGGTCATCAAATTGCATTGAACGGAACCATTGTTACATTTGCAGGCACCGGCGGTGCTAATGCTAATCTTAATCAAATGGTATCAACCATAAACTCAAACACCAGTAATCATTATGTAACTGCTTCCAGTGTACCAACACCAACTGTTATTTCCAGTGATGCGGGCAATACAATCTATGGCCTAGTTGGCGGCTTTGTCCCTTTTAGTGCCTACATAAACAGCGGTAGCGGAAATACTCTAATTAACTTTACCACTGATACAGGAGGCCAAGCTGCTTATGGATTGTCAGTGGGCATTCCAGTTGATATGGCCGCTGATATTAATGCAGCCAATATAGCAAATTTGACCGCTACATCAACATCAACAATTTTAACATTGTCTGAAGCAAACGGTAATGCGATTACTATCACTAACGGTAATGCAGATACTAACGGCTATGGTTTTGTTGGTGCTGGTAATGTTTCAGGACTACCTGCTTCAACTAGCGCAACAGGTGCAAGAAAATTAGTGCTGGCTAGATCCGATGGCGGCGAAATTTTAATCTACGAAGGCACAGAATTTTTCCGTGTAGGCACAGGTGTAGCCAGTGGTCACAACGGAATGTATCCGTTGGCTATGAACATTGAGCGTGGCCTAAGAAGTGCCGGAACTACTGTGGTAGCAAATATTGCTGCTAGAGATGCGTTGACCCCACAAACAGGTGATCAAGCATATGTTCTAAATGCAGGCACAGGTGAATGGGGCTTATATGTTTATAACGGTAGTGCTTGGGTACAGGTAGCTAACGCAGATAGTGCTACCACTGATGCTAAAACAATGACCACAACATTTACTATGCCAGCAGTGGGTTTTGGTAATAGTACTACAAATACATTGGGTAATATTAGTCCAGGACGTAAAATTACCAGCGTAAGTTTCGAAGTTCATACAGCATTTAGCGGTTATTCAGGCAACATTATACCTAACATCGAAGTTGGCGTACTAGGTCAACCTGCGCTATTTGTAGCTTCAGACGCAAACGATTTGACAGAAACTACCGAATTTTATTCAAATCCAGAATATGTTTACCCCGCTTCAAACAGCCAAGATTTACAAATTAGAGTGCGTTGCAATCACTATCAAGCATCAGCAGGCAACGTGACCGTAAAGCTAACCTATGTCTAAAGATTGATAAATAAACAAAGCAATAGCTATTCAATAACAAGTCTGGGAGAGTCTGAAAATGGCTGATATTAAGAATTTTGGTATCAAGGGTTTGGCAGCAGATGTCCAAATGGGCAAGAGCGGTGGACGCTTAAAATACGACAGCGCGAACGGTAGGTTTGATCTAACACAATCCGACGGTACAACACTAGAAGATTTAAGAGTTGGTACTCTTACTTCTGGTACTTGGAACGGTAGTATTATTGGTGCTGCTTATGGTGGTACTGGACAGGACTTTAGCAGCTCAACAGGCGTCCAAAAATGGACCGGTGGCGTTGCATCCGTTGGCAATATTGACCTAGCTAATACCAGTTTCGTTAGTGGTATTCTCCCACTTACTAACGGTGGTACTGGTGCAGGCGATGCAGCTAATGCACGAATTAACCTAGGACTTGGTAACCTTGCTACTCAAGCAGCCAACAATGTTGCAATCACAGGCGGCGCAATTAACGGTACAGTTATTGGCGCATCTAGCGCAGCTAATGTTACAGGTACTTGGATTGAAGCAACTTCAGGATTTATTGGTAACATCACCGGTGGTGCTGCATTCCTAACCACAACAACTTATTTCAGTGCTTCAGGCGATGCTAGTGCATCAGCAGTTGCATATCAAGGCAATGCCAACGTTAACCTATCGCTAACACTAGCTAATACAGCAGTTACAGCAGGTACATATGGCAGCGCAACAAATATTCCACAGTTTACAGTTGACTCAAAGGGTCGCATTACAGCAGCAAGTAACATTTCAATTGCAACAACATTAAATGTTGCAGGTGACAGTGGTACAGATGGAATTGATCTACTAACTGATACATTAAATGTACTTGGTGGTGTAGGTTTAACATCAGCAGTAACAGCTAATACTGTAACTGTTAACCTAGACAATACTGCGGTAACAGCAGGCGTATATGGCAGTACATCAGAAATTCCACAATTTACTGTTGATGCACAAGGTCGTATTACAGCAGCAAGTAACATTACTATTTCAACAAGTTTTGGTATTGCAGGTGATGTTGGTACTAACGATACAGTTAATGGCGGTGAAACACTTACCGTTTCCGGTGGTGTTGGTTTAACAACAACCATTGCTAACAACAGTATCACAGTTGACTTAGATAATACCGCTGTAACAGCAGGTGTATATGGTAGCACTTCACAGATTCCACAAATTACTGTTGATGCACAAGGTCGTGTTACAAGCGCAAGCAATGTAAGCATTTCAACTAGCTTTGATATTGCAGGTGATACCGGTACAGACACATTTAATGTTGGTGAAACATTAACTGTTAGCGGTACAGCAAACGAAATTGAAACCGCTGTAACAAATAATACAGTTACAGTTGGCCTAGTAAACAATCCGATCATCAGCGGTAACCTACATGCTAATGGTAGTATCACTGCTGATGGTGATTTACAAATTGATGGTAACTTAACCGTTGGCGGTAATGTTGTAACACTTAATGTAACAACACTTGAAGTAGATGATAACATGATCTACTTGAATGCTAACAGTAATGTTGCTAACCCAGATCTAGGCTTTGTTGGTAACTATAATGATGGCACATATGCTCACGCTGGTTTGTTCCGCGATGCAAGTGACGGCCGCTTTAAGTTCTTCCACAAGTATGTTCCAGAACCAGATGCATGTGTATACATTGATACAGCCAATGCTACATTTACTCTAGCTAACGTTGAAGTAGATACAATCTTTGGTAATGTCTCAGGTGGTGCTGCATTCCTAAGCACAACAACTTATTTTAGCGCATCAGGCGATGCAACTGCTAGTGCAGTAGCTTACCAAGGTAACGCCAACGTTGACCTATCCCTAACACTAGCTAATACTGCGGTAACTGCTGGTGTATATGGTGATGCAACTCATATTCCACAATTCACAGTTGACTCAAAAGGCCGTGTTACAGCAGCCAGCAACATTGCAATTTCAACATTCTTTGATCTAGCAGGTGATACAGGTAGTGCAACAAGAATTGATGGTGGTGAAACATTAAGCGTACTAGGTGGTGTTGGTTTAACATCAACAATTACAGCCAATGCAGTAACAGTTGATCTAGACAATACTGCGGTAACAGCAGGTGTTTACGGTAGTACATCACAGATTCCAATCATCACAGTTGATGCACAAGGTCGTTTAACTGCCGCAAGTAATGCTAATATTGCAACAACATTAAACATTGCAGGTGATAGTGGTACAGATGGCATTAACTTGCTAACTGAAACACTAACTGTTGCAGGTGGTGTTGGTCTAACATCAGCAGTAACAGCTAATACTGTAACAGTTAACTTAGATAATACCGCTGTAACAGCAGGTGTATATGGTAGTTCAACAGATATTCCACAGTTTACTGTAGATGCACAGGGTCGTATTACTGCTGCTAGTAACATTGCTGTAGCAACAAACTTCAATATTGCGGGCGATGTTGGTGGTACAGATACCGTTAACGGTGGTGAAACACTAACTGTTGCTGGTGGTGTTGGTTTAACAACAACCATTGCTAATAACAGCGTAACAGTTGATCTAGATAACACAACGGTAACTGCCGGTGTATTTGGTAGTGCAACACAAATTCCACAAATTACTGTTGATGCACAAGGTCGACTAACAGCCGCAAGTAATGTAACAATTTCAACCAGCTTTGATATCAGTGGTGACGTTGGTGCTAACGATACAGTTAATGTAGGCGAGGTACTAGACTTTGCTGGTACTACAAACCAAATTCAAACAACCATTGCAAACAACAGCGTTACATTTGCGCTAACACCTAATGTTTCAATCAACGGTTCAATGACAGCTGATTCATTCACTGACGGTGTACTAACAATTACTGATGGCAATATCACAAGTGCAGTTCATGGCACATTCAGTGGTAATGTACAAGCAGGTGCGCTAAAAGATGGCACAGCTACATTATCAGGTGGGTCGCTAACTGGCGCAGTTAATGGTAACTTCAGCGGTAACGTTGCATTTGGTGGCTTAAACGACGGTGCTGTGACAATCACAGATTGGTCAACAGACGGTGCATTTGCTACACCAAACAACACCTCAGTCGCAACAACAGCCGCAGTTAAGAGTTATGTTGATGCACAACTAGGCGCAACTAACTTAGACATTGCTGGTGACACCGGTACAGCTAGTGTTGACCTAGACAGTCAAACATTAACCGTTGCTGGTACAGCTAATGAAGTTGAAACCAGCGTAAGTGGTCAAACAATAACCGTTGGCTTACCAGCTAACGTTACAATTGGTAACAACCTAACTGTTACAAACAACTTAGCTATCACAGGCTCATTGCTGTCAAATGATATTACAGCCGCTACAGTTAATGTTAATGGTGATGCAATTATTACTGGTAACTTAACCGTTCAAGGTACACAAACAATTGTTGATTCAACAACTGTTCAGACTGCTGATGCAATCTTCCGTGTAAACAGCAACGGTACAACTGGTGCTAACGTAGGCTTTGAAGCTAATGTTGGCGGCAGCATGAAGCAGCTTGTTTATACACCTGCTAATACATGGAGCCTGGGTACAGAAGACTTAACACTAGGTGATCTAACAGCAGCCAGTGGTTCAATCAGCGGTAACCTTGCTGTAACAGGTGATGTTGCATTTGGTACACTAACAGATACTGGCAACAGCATTTCAATTACCAAGTTTGTTAACGAAGCTGATGGCATTGCTAACAACGACAATGATACAACAATTCCAACTTCAGCAGCGGTAGTTGATTATGTTACTAACAACGGCGGTGATGGTTTACTACTTCGTGGTACATTCACTGCTAACAGCAGCGCAAGCAGCTTCACAGTTGGTACAGTACCAAATGTAAGCAACCGTACATACTATGTTGACAAGGTTGTAATCAAGGTAGGTACAGCATTCAGTGGTGGTAGCTTCAACCATATCCTAGTTAAGGAAAATGGTGGTAGCGGTACAACACTAGTTGCAGCTGACGATGCTGATGCAGGTACAGCAGGTACATATATTATTGAACTAGATGGTGATACAACACTTACAAAGAATGCAGGTGTTGTAGTACAGTTCAAGCAAAGCGATGGTACAACAGCTTCTGTTGTAACAGGCGGTAGCTTAGTAGCAACTGTACACTACAAGTACGTAGTATAACACTTCTCGGGATGGGGAGTTTAGAAAGGGGTCAAAAGGCCCCTTTCTTTTTATTGTTTTATCACAAAACTATTGCAACAAATAATGCAGTCTTGGTCGGATGAGTTTGATGTTATGCCCCAAGGTATGTGGGCAGGAAAATAAACAATCTTATTTGTCTTTGCTGCAACAAAATGTTCACTGCTTTGAATTCGGGGCGGGCAAGCATATAGTTTAGGCCCGTATTGATCGAGATACAAACTAGTACTGTTTTCTTCTGCTTTTAGAAAAAGCACAGAATGGTACCAGCGATGTCTATGTACTGATTGCGGGAAATTATGTCCTGGTTTAATACCCATGGTCCAAGTCTCGCAAATTTCAATATCTGTCCAATCTTCTTTTTTAATTCTAAAATGAGAAGCAGCATTTTCCACAAACATATTACCAATTAGAGAATTTAACTTGGCGATGTTTTTTCCTAAGGTAATATTTTTATTAGTGATCCAACCAAAGTTTGCGTTGTGAAAATACTGTGATGTTCTGCTGGCTTGAACTTCTTTTAATATTGCATCAGCTACATTATCATCTATTTGTAATTCCCCCTCAAATACCCAATCAGGAAAAACGGGATAACTAAGAAGACTAGAGGTCATTTTCATACAGTTATTTAACCCTTTTTCTAGTACTTTTCTAAAGTTCACGGAATGGTTGACAAACGTCCTAAAGATGTTATTATATACTAGTAGGTGTTAGGGAAGAACATATCTGATGTCCACTACTAAACAGGCTCTTACTGCCGTCATATATGACAAGCGTGGTAAAGTTATATCTGTTGGACAAAACAGTTATATTAAGACGCACCCGTTACAGGCACTACATGCTGCAAAAGCAGGTATGCCTGACAAACAGTTTCTTCATGCTGAGATTCATGCTATTGTAAAATGCAAGGATCTTAGCAGAGCGCATAAAATCTTTGTATCTAGGTGGGACAAAAAAGGTCGGCCTGCATTGGCCAAACCCTGTCCAGTATGTATGAGTGCCATCGAATCTGCTGGCATTGAAATTATAGAACATACCTGAATATACTTGACATTGTAGCTAATGATGCTAAAATACTAATATAAGTTAGGGAGTTTGGTTTGTTATTCTTTAAGAAAAAGGTTATCCTTACAGACATTGACGGAGTTATGCTGGACTGGGAAGAGGGCTTCTCGGTGTGGATGGAGCATCACGGATATAAGCCTGTTGATGGTTATAAGCTGCTGTACAGCATCGGTGACCGTTATGGTATTACTAAGGATGAAGGACATAAGTTAGTACGACTATTCAACGAAAGTGCTGCTATTGGTTTCCTTCCTCCGGTACGAGATGCACAACAGTATGTAAGGCTACTAGCAGAAAAACACAAATACAAATTCCTAGCAGTTACTTCTTTGAGCAAGGATGTGTACGCACGAGAATTGCGTATACGAAATCTCAAGAAGCTGTTTGGTGACATCTTTATTGATGTGATTTGTTTAGATACAGGTGCAGACAAGGACGAAGAACTAGATCGGCTGGGTCGTGTATACAAGGGTAACTATTGGATCGAAGACAAGCCCGAAAATGCTGATGCCGGTATCCGGTGTGGCTTCAAGACTTTACTGGTTGAGCATGGACATAATTTAGATTATAAGGGTCCTGCTACTGTAGTAAAGACTTGGGAAGAAATTTATAACATCATCACTAAGTAAGAGAGAACTAATATGAGTGCAGAAATTGATTTTCCTACTAAGGAAGTAGTTGCCGTTGCTTGTGCAATTTTTGATGCACAGGGCTTTATCAAACGAGATTCTTATCAAAACTTAGCTGAAGGTGAAAAGCCTAAGTCGCCTAACAGCTCTATTTTGTACAATCACTTTCTCAACGATGAAAAGGTTGAGCTAAATGAAAAGGACTATGTTCTTGCAGAAACTATCATTGATTATCTGCGGGGGCTGAGCTTTAAAGCGTTTGAACGAGCGTTGACAGACTTTGAAGCCAATGTTCTAAAGTTTGTGGGTGCTGAGCGTGTGGGCAAAGATAAGTTAGGTATTGCTGCTAGTTTGCCAAATGTCTATAGTCGTAAACTAGAAGCAGATAAATGGACTGAACGAGAAGCAGCCCTGTCTGAAAACAGCGATTATGTAGGTACACTAAACAAGCGCAGCGAGTTTAATCTGAAGATTGAGCATGTGCGAGAAATTCCATCCACAATGAGTTTCATGTATACCTGTTCTGAATCAAACAAGAATATTGTTAAATTCTTTAACACTACAAGGATTGCAGAGATAGGTGACGAGCTTAATATTACTGCCTATGTAAAAAGCCAAGGAATTAGTAAGTACAGTGGTGGTAAGGAAACAATGGTTAACCGCGTAAAAATTGCCACTTAAATTAGTTCTAAATTTAGATAAATAGTAGTACCCAGGGAGAGGTACTACTATTATGTCTTATAACCATCCATTAGATAAAGAGTTGCGTGATTTACACAACTCAATGAAATACAATGCTAGCGGTGAGCCCGTTATACGCACTCACGTTGACGGCATCAGCTTAGAAGGCGATGTTATTGTTAGTAATGTTACCGTTGATAACCCAACTACCAATCCCGTAAATGTAACAGTTAACAGCGGTAGTATTAATGCAAATGTTACCGGTACTGTTATTATAACAGATGGCGGCAATAGTATTACAGTAGACGGTAATGTTGGCGTTACTGGTAATGTAAACGCAACTGTTACTGGTGGTAACATTAATGTTAGCCAAACAACAAGTCCGTGGGTGGTATCAGGAAATGTTGTAACACAACCTCTACTTGGTGGCAATGATGCATTTGGTAGATTGCGTGTTAGCGAACCTTATACACTGGGTGACTATAAACACTTATACGGCCTAGATCCTAACTTCATTGACTATATGGTCAATGGTGGCAATATTGCATTCCAAAACAATCAGGCTTGTGCAAGACTATCCACTACTTCTAATAGTTCAAGTAGAGCAGTACACCAAACCAAATTCTATCATCACTATATGCCCGGTAAGAGTCAGATGATACTAGCATCATTTAATTTTTATAATGCTGTATCCAATGTTACTAAACGCACAGGTTATTTTGATGACCGTAATGGTATTTTCCTCGAACAAGCAGGCGATGGTACACTGGCTTTGGTGGTGCGTAGTTATGTAACTGGCAGTCCTGTTGATGTACGCATCAGCCAAGAAGGTGGTGTGTATGGTCCAGGCGATACTGGTTGGAATGGTGATCCAGTTGATGGTAGTGGTCCAAGCGGATGGGATTTAGACATTACCAAAACACAACTTTGGTGGTGTGACTTCCAATGGTTGGGAGTAGGTCAAGTTCGTTGTGGTTTCGTCCACGATAGTGAATATATCTTATGTCATACTTTCCGCCACAGCGATAACTTAGCAACTGTTTACATGAGCAATCCAAATCTTCCAGTACGATGTGAAATACAGAACGTTGGCACAACCACAGGTAGCTACTTTGACCAAATCTGTACAACTGTGATGTCAGAAGGTGGTTATAATGAATCCGGTATCGATTGGGCCATGGGTAACAATGGTACACTAAGAACTATAGCCTCTAATGCTACTGTCCCTGTGTTCGCTATAAGACTCAAGAATACTTTTAGAGGTTATGACCATAACCGAATCATTGCAAGATTACAAAATCTAAGTGTGTTTACCACATCTGAAAACATTTATTTCAAAGTTGTTAAGCTACCAAATCAGGCAGCATTAACAGGTAATACTTGGGTAGACCTTGACACCGATAGTGGTGTGCAGTACAATGCCACAGCAACAGCATTTTCTGGGGGCGACATTTTAATATCTGGTTATGCACCTGCCGGCACATCCAATGGTAGTGGTAGCACTACTCCGATTGATACGCCCAGCAATGCCAAGAAGAATTATATTGTACAAAACTACGACAGCACCGACAGTGAAATCTATGCCGTTGTAATTACAAATTTAAGTAATAGCCAAAGTACGCAAGTGGGCGCAACAGTCCAGTGGCGTGAAATTTACTAAATGAGAGTTGAAGTTCATTTTACCGGCGACAGTTTTATTGCGTTTGGTCCCGATGGACAACGAATTACTAATAGATCAATTTTAGAACAAATTTCTTTTCACCCATTTCCAGGTTTCAAAACTTCTTATTATTTAGATGTGAACGCCAATATTCCCGAAGAACCTGAGCAGCTCAACATATATACTAACATTACTACACAGAAGAAGTAAGAAATGATTGTCAATGAAGAAAAAGCATGTCTACCGCAAGGCATGCATGTCTTTGTTAAAGAGAATGCTCTCGATTCTTCTATGATCGAACTTCTCCTTAATAGCGACATACATTTTAAAAAAGCTGAAGTTGTAGTTGACGACAAGGGTACTGTTACGATATCAAACACCCGTAGATGTCGAGAAGCGCGGCTGTCTGTGAATGAGCATTCAGATGTGTTTGAACAAGTTCATACATTATTCGATGAGGCTAAACAGTTATTCAATAAAGAATACTCTAGGGATAGAACCACTGTTAGTATCATGCGTTATACAGAACAGGATTTAGGACACTTCGATTGGCACATCGATGCTGTCAGCTATAGCAGCATCGACTATGTTCGTCAATTATCCATGTCTATACTGTTAGATAACAACTACGAAGGCGGCCAACTATGTTTTGAAAACAAAGTGTTTGATAGACCTAGTCCCGGTACTTGTATTATTTTTCCAAGTACCTATCGCCATAAAGTTGGGGTGGTTACTCGAGGTGTGCGTCATAGTTTAGTAAGCTGGGCATATTGAGATATTACTGTCTCATTGGATAAGAATGCATTTTAACGGACCCCTTTTTCTACATCCACCTAAAACTGGCGGATCGTCTATTTTTAATGCGCTGGTACTAAGTAAAATCATTACATTAAAAGATTTAAAACTTGAAGATCTTTTATTAGATATTACAAAATTACATCAAACATTTGAATCTCATAATCTTCCGATGGATACTGAGTGTGCGGTAAGTGTGAGATGTCCGTACACACGATATGTGTCACTGTTTTATCAATTTTGTTCTGCCCAAGAAAATAAAAGTCCTGAAGCATTTACAATTCCACAATTTAAAAAATTCATGTTAAACATTCAACTTCGACCAACATGGATAACCTCTCCATGCACAAATTGGATTGATGGCATCACTGGGGGACTTCACATAATTAAATTTGAAAATTTAGTCGAAGACGTTAAAGCAGTTTACAGAGTTGACTTGAAAAGTTTTTCTAGAATAGATAGAACTGGTCTAGGTACTAGATACACATCTGTAGTATCAGAACAAGAGACAATTAAGTCAGTTTTGAAATACTACGATGACACAATAATAAATTTTGTAAACGAGATTGCAGGTGAAGATTTTAATTGCTTTGGATATACCAAATTCAAAGATTATCAAGAAATGGTTAATTTTAGCAACGCCACTATTCCTAGCGGGAATGATCAGCTAGAAATATATACTAACACTACAACACAGAAGAGGTAACAAATGGCTTTTAACAGAACTTTCAATGAAGAAGAAAAGGCACGCCTTAAGAGACTAATTGAAGAAGGTATGCAGGTTACTTACGAAATTGAAACACTAAAAGATGGTCTTCGCGACACAGTCAAAGCAATCGCAGAAGAAATGGATCTTAAGCCTGCTACACTAACTAAGGCAATTAAGGTAGCACACAAAGCATCACTAGGTGATGAGCGTGACAAGTTTGATGAACTTGAAACTATCCTAGAAGCTGTTGGTAAGACACTCTAAGATTAAAAATGTCCCTGGTAGCGAAATTTGATTCGGTATTTTCAGCTGATGAGATACTGCTAGTTAAAAAGAGTGTTGGTTCTGCTGTTGATCAGCATGACGATACTTTTGTTCGTAAACATGCTAATGTTAGCACTATACCAGGGTTCATTATTAAAAAATTATCTAAAATTATAAAAGAATCAAAAAATCATTTTAATTTAGAAATCTTTGACCCGATAGTGTTTGAGTCGTTTACCTATGGGATTTATCATAGCGGCCATGGTGCAGTTTTACATAACGACGTTTGCACAACTAATTTGTTTAAAAGTCCTGCTAGAAAATTAACAGTTGTGGTAGGCCTTAATGACTCAAACTCTTATCAGGGTGGAGATATTGTTTTTCATTATACCAATGATGTTAACCAGTTGAACTTAGATTCAATAACACCAAGAGAAGCATTTAAATTAAATTTAGGTGACGTTATAATTTTTCCAAGTATTGTACACCACGAAGTAACAAACATCACAGCTGGTCAGCGCGAAAGTTTAGTTACTCTGATTCTTGGTCCGGCATACCAATGATTGTTTTTTGTGGAGATAGTTTCTGCCAACCTGACGATTATCCTTGGAACTGGATGCATCAAGTTTCAAAAAAATACAAGGATTCTTATGTTAGTTTAGGCAAAGACGCAGTAAGTAATTTTGATATTATGTGTCAAGTTGAACATGCTGTTAGTCAGTTGGATTACAAATTACTAGTTGTATGTTTAACTACTATAGACCGCTTAGAAATAGATCATAGAGATAATAGTGAGTTAGTGCCTGCTACATATAATCTAATGCGTGAAAGCATAGAAAGTAATACTCTTACAGCGTTATATAGAAAAAAGTACATCACCAATGATATGTTACCTTTTTTAAGTAGCATACCTATTAATTTAAAAAAGAATGAAGTATATATAGAACACATTATTAATCTATGCAAGTCAGTAAACAAGCCTTTTATTATATTCAATAATATATTTCCAATTTGGCGTAATACCAATTATGTTCATAGGTTAAAGTATATTGTTGATGGGCCAGCATCAGCAATGGAGGAAAAAGATTTCCTTCCTAAATCAAAATTTGATGCGCTCCACGATGGTATAATAGAACGACAGATTCCTGTTGCAGATAGAAGTTGTCATCTAACTATTAGTCAAAGCGTTAGTTGGGCCGAGCGGGCCATCAGCTACATAGATAAAGAAATAACATAAAGATTCAGTTGACAATACTGGCATTCTTATGTATAATGTAAAATCATTAGATAGGATTCATACATGAGTTACGTAGACGCCTTCTACGATAAGAATAAAGATTCAGTGCATGTTGCAGAACGTGTTAACGGTAAACGAATTCTAGTAGAACACCGTCCCGAATATAATTTTTATGTTGCAGATCCAAAAGGCAGTCGCCGTAGTATTTACGGCGAGCCCGTTACCGAACTAAGGTGCAAGTCATTTAAGGACTTTCGTAAGAATGTTGCAATCAATAGTTCAAACAGAACATTTGAAAGCGACATCAAACCTCTTAATAAGACAATCGCAAAACACTACAATGGTGTTGAACCGCCTAAACTTCAAACAGCATTTTTCGACATTGAGGTAGACTTTGATCCTCTGAGGGGTTATGCAAGCCCTGATGACGCATTCATGCCAATTACTGCTATTGGTGTGTACCTACAATGGCTCAACGCAATGATCTGTTTAGCAGTTCCTCCTAAAACACTTAGTTGGGATCAGGCACAGAATATTGCTAAAGATATACCTGAGGTAATGCTTTTTCAAACAGAAAAAGAAATGCTCGAAGTATTTTTATCGTTGATTGAAGATGCAGACATCCTAAGCGGTTGGAACAGTGAAGGCTACGATATTCCTTACACAACTAATAGAATTGTTAAGGTATTGAGTCGAAACGATACAAGGCGCTTATGTCTTTGGGACCAATTGCCAAAAGAAAGAATGTATGAAGCGTTTGGTAGTGAACGCCAAACCTATGATCTAATTGGTCGTGTGCATTTAGACTATATGCAACTATATCGCAAATACAATTACGAAGAGCGGCACAGTTATCGACTAGACTACATCGGTGAGATGGAGATTGGTGAACGCAAGGTTGCATATGAAGGCAGCTTAGATCGCTTATATAATCACGACTTTAAAAAGTTTTTAGATTATAACATTCAAGATACTATGCTACTTAATAAGTTAGATAAGAAGCTACAGTTCATTGACTTAGCAAACACAATTGCACACGATAATACTGTGTTGCTGCCCACAACAATGGGTGCCGTAGCAACCACAGAACAAGCCATCATTAACGAAGCACATCGACGAGGCTTCGTCGTACCTGATAGAATTCGTAGCAGTGATAATGCTGACACACAAGCAGCAGGTGCATATGTAGCCTTTCCAAAGAAAGGATATCACGAGTGGGTAGGCAGTATGGATATCAATTCACTGTATCCATCAGTATTCCGTGCGCTGAACATGGCGCCTGAAACTATTGTAGGACAAATTAAACCCGTATACACTGATGAAGAAATCCAAAGTAAAATGCGTTTGCAAAAGATGAGTTTTGCTGATGCATGGTCAGGTAAATTTGGTACAAATGAATTTGAATATGTAATTGACAAAGACATCAATCATCCGCTAGTACTAGAACTTGAGGGTGGTGAGCGACTGGAATGTACCGGTGCAGATATCTACAATCTAGTATTTAAAAGTGGCCAGCCATGGAACATCAGTGCCAACGGCACTATCTTTAAAACAGATGTACAGGGTATTGTTCCCGGATTACTAGAGCGTTGGTACAGTGAGCGTAAAGATCTACAAAAGAAAAAGAAAGAAGCAACTACATCAGAGGAAAAGGCTTACTGGGATAAGCGTCAGCTAGTTAAAAAGATTAACTTGAACAGCTTGTATGGCGCTATTTTGAATCCAGGATGCCGCTTCTTTGACAAGCGTATTGGTCAAAGTACGACACTAACTGGTCGACGTATTACGCGACACATGGCTGCTAAAACCAACGAGCTGCTCACAGGCGAGTACGATCACTTAGGGCCATGCATTATTTATGGTGACACTGACTCGGTATACTTTACCGCTACTCCTGCACTACCAAAAGATACAGAATTAGATCTAGAAAGTGCAGTAAAACTATATGACCATGTTAGCGACACAGTAAGCGACACATTTCCAGAATTTCTAAAACAAGATTTTAATGTTCCGTTGATAGCCGGCGAAGTATTAAAAGCTGGCCGAGAAGTAGTTGGGCGAGCCGGATTGTTCATTACTAAAAAGCGTTATGCAATCAACTGTTGGGACATCGAAGGTTATCAACCTGATGGTGGCAAGCTCAAGGTTATGGGCATGGAAATCAAGCGCAGTGATACACCTGAATTTGTACAGGACTTTCTAGAAAAGATATTGTTTGATGCCCTTAGTGGCAAGGGCGAAAAAGAAGTTATTGAATATATCAAACAGTTCAAAAAGGATTTCCAAAGTATTGAGCCTTGGAAGAAGGGTATGCCCAAGCGTGTGAATAACCTCACGCAGTATACTAAGAAGATTGAAAAGAAACAAGCAAACGAAAAGAACATTCGTCTACAGCGGCTAAGAGAAATTGCAGAAGAAATTGAAGATGGTACTATACCAGGTCATGTTAGAGCAAGTATCAATTGGAATCAGCTAAAACAAGCACACAGTGACGCATACAGTACAACTATTATGGATGGTGCTAAAGTAATTGTTTGCAGACTAAAAAGCAATCCAATGGGATATAAGAGTATTGCATATCCCACTGATGAGACCAATCTTCCTCAATGGTTTAAAGAACTACCGTTTGATGAAGTAGAAATGGAGACCGCTGTACTAGACAAAAAGATACAAAATGTGCTAGGACAAATGGGATGGGATTTGGATAGAACCAAAGAGAGTGAGGCATTTGGTGAGTTTTTTGAATTTTAGTCAAAGAAAAGTGTATGATTTCACTTGACAGATCTAAATATTAATGTATACTAAACAAAATCTAGGAGAATCATTATGGCAAAAGTAACTAAGATTGCAGACAAACTTGCAAAAGTAAATGACAACTTTAGTGTTAACATGTACGACAATGGCTTCATGCTTGAAATTGGCGGACAGAATAAAAAGGATGATTGGGCTACAGCAAAAATTACCTGTAATTCAATTGAAGAACTTGTAGAACTAATCAAAGAAGCAGCAGCAATGGAGCGCGAATAAACATGGCTAAGAATAATTATATTAAAGACACCCTTAAGGATGTGCTAAAGCATACCCATAGTTTGGGTATTTTTGAAATGGTAAAAATCTCAGGTACAATGGAAGAAACGTCTGTTGAAACTGTTGACGGAGATAAGACTGTTATCTTTAAGGGTAAGACTGTAAACCCTGTACCAGACTTTGTTGACGCTACTATCGGCCTAAGCCGTATGGGCGTGTTGCAGGGCTACTTGCAATATCCTGGGTTTGACGATGAAGGTGCAACTGTTCAGGTAACAACGCAGAATCGTAACGGTGAAGATGTTCCAGTTGAAGTTGAGTTTGTTGCTGCTGACGGCACTGACGCACACTATCGCTTTATGCTCGCTGATGTTGTTAATCAGCAGTTAAAGGAAATCAAGTTTAAGGGTGCAGAGTTTGATGTTAACATCATTCCAACAGCAAAGAACCTAAAGGATCTCGGTTACTTCAACAGCGTACTTGGTGCATATGAGGCTAACTTTGCTCCAAAGACCAAGGATGGCAAACTGTACTTTCACATTGGTGATGGTGTAAGTGACCGTACAAAGATTCTTATTGCAGAGGGTGTTGATGGCGATATCACACACGAGTTTCGCTGGCCTTTAGACATCGTGCTAAAGATCCTGCGCCTGGGTGATAGTGCAAACATCGTACTAAGCATCAACAACAAGGGTTTGCTACAGATTAAGGTATTGAGCGGACTAGGCGAGTATACATACCTACTACCAGCAAAGGGTTAATATGAAAGATTTAGGTAAGCGTCAGAGTGATTATGCGGTATATTTGCCTGCTATCAGCAGTTTCTATACCAAGCAACTACAAAAGACACTAGCTAATCCTAGTGACTGGCGTACACCAGCTGGGTTTGAATTAGGTAATGCAGGACTTGATTTCCTTAAAAAGGATCAGTCCTATTACCATTATCCATACGGACTATACTCGGCAGGTCACGCACACTTAGATCCTGCTCGCAGCGATACCGAAGAGCCAATGGTTCAATTGCGCGATCGAAATGTAACAACTATCTTAGGCGACTCCGGTGGATTTCAGGTTGCTAGTGGTGTGCTAAAACTTGATTGGTCTAACGCTAAAGATCCTAATGATCCAAGTCGCTTAGAACTTTGCGAAAAGATTCTACGCTGGCTTGAACACACAGCAGACTGGGCAATGACATTGGATATTCCAGGCTTTGCTGCCGTTCCACCATACAATAAGAAAACCGGTCTTACAAAGATTCAAGATACCATTGATATTAGTATGTTGAATTTAGATTATTTTGTACGCAATCGTGTACCAGGAAAAACTAAGTTTCTTAATGTTCTTTCAGGTACCGATCAAAAAAGTGCAGATGATTGGTATGAAAGTGTAAAACATTTTAGTGATCCAAAGTTTGTTGCTGCCAATTATGGTGATGCTGATCGCACACTAGAAGGCTATGCTTTCGCAGGTATTAACATGCGTAATATGCCCATTGCCCTTAAGCGTATTCTTAAGTTACGAGAAGATGGTCTCTTAGAAGGTAAGGGTTGGATTCACTTCCTTGGTACAGGTAAATTGAATTGGGCTTGCTACCTTACCAGCATTCAGCGTATGCTTCGTAAGCATGATAGTCCTAATATTACAATTAGTTTTGACGCAGCTAGTCCGTTTGTGAATACTGCATACGGTCAGTGCTACAGCTACAACTACTTCTCGCCCAAGCGTTTTGGTTACTTTATGAACCGAGCATTTGATAATCAGAAGCTCAAGGGCAGCACATTGCCTATGCCGTTCAATGGTCCGATTATGGAACGCCTTGTTGCAGGTGATATCTGCTGCATGGAAGAGGGTGATTTAGATCGTAACGATAAAGCAAAAACTAAAGAAAGCACAAGCTGGGATACACAGAGCTACCTTTACTATATGGCGCATAGCGTGTACAATCATATCACTGCGGTTCAGGAAGCTAATCGTTTAGCTGATATGGAAAAGTATCGCGCTAATGTACATTACAGTGATTGGATCAATGACAAGACCAATAAAGGAACAAACGAGTTTAGCCCATATATTCCATATAGTGTGGTATACTTTGATAGTTTCGTACAAGAAGTGCTAGATCCAGCATGTCCTAACCCATACGAACTTATTGACAAGTACAGCAAGTTCCTAGAAGAAATTAGCTTTGGTAGCTATGCTACTGAAACACATCTCGATACAAGTTTCTTTGAAGAAGCGTCAACCGCAGTACACGACGAGACTGTTAGCAGAGAAGAAGAAATGCTTGATCCTGCAATGATGGGAGGCTTTGGTGAAGAATAGAGACGGTCATGACGATAGCACAAAGTTCTTTATTGGAACTGAAGTAGAGCATACACCTGCATATGGACAGAGAACTCTGTTTGTTGTAGGACTACAGCCCAAGGAAGAAATTTTAGCTCGTGCGTTAAACAATAAATGTCCACATATCTATCTAGGTGCTAATCAAAGTTTTGCGCCCAATGAGAAAGAATGGGAGAATTGGGATAAGTTAGTTACCGGATTACTAAAAGATGGTATTTGGGTTACATTAGATTTTGACAGCAAATATGCTAATCATCCGTGGTTCCACGATAATGGCTGGAATGAATATGATAACTTCATCCCCATGATTAGTGTTAAGCTACCCTATATTAGATTATACAATTATAATGCTACAGTTAAGATTGACGACAAAGGATTTAAAGAATCTAATCCGGGTGTTTGGTGTCACAGCTTACACAGCCTACAAAACAGAGAACAATTTACGGATTGGTCTAAATACACTAAGGATGAAGTAATTACTTGACCTTTATCCAAAGTGCAATACTATAAAATATATGAATATAAAATTAGAATGTGATGATGATGGAGTTATTGTTAGTACAACTATAGAGGTTGAAAGTCTAGAAACTGAGCAGGATCTGCAAGAAGTATTTCTCAAATTTATCAAATTTGTTAGAAAGTGCGGCGCTAAGTTTCCAGAAGAATTAGAACAGATAGAAAAGGAGTATAAGAAATGATTGAACTTATTATTAATATAATGGTAGGCACAGCCGCATTTATTTTCTTTTCTATTCTAACTTGGTTTATCATTGAATCAAACAAATACATTTCTGAACGCAATCGTCTAAGAAAAGAAACAGGCAAATACTACGATTACGAAATCCACGAAGAACTGTTAAGGCGTGCAAGAGAAAAAGAGACTAAGGACAAAGAATGAAAACTATTTGGGTCACATTTCAAAAAGAAGGCATCCATATGTATCCGGGTGCCGATACTGATCCTAAGTTAGCCACAGGCGGCTGGGACGATGTAAGTTTTCTAGGTGTGCCGCACAGGCACATTTTCCATTTCAAAGTCTGGATCGAAGTATTTCACGATGATCGAGACATTGAATTTATTCAGTTCAAGCGTTGGATGGAACGTCAGTACAGTCAGGGTGTACTAGAACTGAATCACAAGAGCTGCGAAATGATCGCAGAAGATTTAGCTAAAACAATTAGGGGTAGATTCCCTGATCGTTGGCTAAAAATCAGCGTAGCCGAAGATAATGAAAACGGTTGCGAAATTGACTTTCCAAAGCCATCAGATGATTGGCAAGTAGACGGTCCAACATATTTTAGATAACAGGAGAAACATATGACCGAGACACATCTAAAGATTAAGGCAGTATTCGATGAATACCTAAAGGAATCAGAAGCGTTTGAAGTTAAGGGCGTAAAGGCTGCGGCTGCTCGTGCTCGTAAGGCGCTAGGCGAACTAGGTAAGTTAACTAAGGCTCGTCGTGCTGAGATTCAGGACAAGAAGAACTCGCTATAATCATGTTTGATTTAGATACAACCTCTGCATGGGAAAATAAAACCCTAGATTACAATCTAGAGAAGTATCCATGGAACAAATGGGTGCTAGATATCATCAATGAGATCCGCCCAGATGTAAAAAGTTTGGAAACAATTCATGAGGTCGTTGATGTTCCTGAGCTTGTGAAAATACAAGCATATGTTCAGGCAGCATTTGGCCGAAAAGAATTCATGCAGAGGTTTGATTCTTTCGCTGAAGAATATGCAAAAAATCTAATCAGTAACAAGAAGTATCTAATAAAAAGAAATGCTACACTAAATGTAGTACTTCCTAATCAAGCAAAAAAAGCTAGAAGATTACCCTTTCATCAGGGAATCTTCTATTCAAATGGAAGAGGCCAGCGGACCATCTGGATGGCTCTCACCAAGTGCGAAGGTACTAACAGTATGTGGATTATGGATACTGATAATAGTCAACGCATTACGAAAACTGTTATAGCTGAACAATGGCCTCTTTCTAAATTTGAAGAAGAATGCGTAAAATATTCTAAGCCGGTAGAAATAATACCCGGGCAAGCACATCTGTTTCATCAAGAACACATTCATGGCAATGTTAATAATGAAACAGGCTATACGAGAATGAGTATTGACTGGCATATACTAATCGAAGGTGAAGAATATTGGCGAAGACAGCCGGGCGGTTTCTTTAGACTACCCGGGGATTACGCACAGGATACACCGCTAGATTATACAGGTAAGGTTGTAGTTGCATATACCAGCAACAATACAGAATTTGATTCTAACATACCTATGTATATACAGCGAGGTACTATTGATTCGTACTGTGCTAAACACAAAATTAATCACACTGGTGTACAATTTGAAAATGAATTCTTACCATGGTTACCCATTTTACAAGATTATATTTTTCAAAAGCCTGACGCTATTGTACTTTTTAGCTTGCATTCCTTACCGGACGATGCTATAATTGCTAATAAGATACTAAATTTAGCACTACAGAACGAAGTCGAACTGCACTTTGCAAATGAATTTTTATCACTAAAGGATAGAAATGATTTAGAAAAGATTTTAACTTATAAGAACTTTGGTGTAAAAAAGAAAGGCCCATTTAGTTGGGAATAGGAGATTAAAATGTTTTATAGAGAATCAGTAAGAGCTGATGCAGTTAAAGTAAACGCAGCAATGACTCGTGTTTATCAAAATATGTTTCTAGCTGTAGTTAATTCAATGCTAGTAAGCTATTTTGTTGGTAATAGTCCTGAATTACTCAATTTCTTCTTTACAGGTATTACCAAGTGGATTGTGATCTTTGCGCCGCTGGCCGCAGTATTCTTTATTTCATTTAAGATGCCCACAGCATCGAAACAGACTGCACAACTAATGCTGCACGGTTTTGCTGCACTAATGGGTCTGAGCTTTGCTACTATCTTTGCTGTATATACTGCACTAAGTATTGTACAGGCATTTTTAGGAGCAGCATGTTTGTTCCTAGCAATGACACTATACGGCTATACAACTAAAAAGGATCTAACCAGTGTTGGGTCATTTATGTTTGTAGGTCTAATCGGTATTATTATTGCAAGTATTATCAATATCTTTATTGGTAGTACACTGATGCAAATGGTAATCAGTGCTCTTGCTGTAATTATTTTCTTAGGTTTGACAGCCTATGATACACAAAAGATCAGAGAAATGATTATGTTTGATAACAGAGGTAATGCAGAAGTTACAGGTGCATTAACTCTTTATCTAGACTTTATTAACCTGTTCTTAAACTTGCTACAACTTTTTGGTAATAGAAAATAACACATGACAGTTTATATCGTTGAACTAGAACCGGTAGAGACTAGATATACTAAACAATGGAAGCAGTTCCTGCCGTCACAGATGCTGATGGCAGGACTTCCTGTTGAAGTAATTGAAGGTCCAAGTGATGCTCCGCAGGATACAACCCCGGGAGCATTTCTAAACTTTAGTGGTACTAACTATTGGAAAAGCGAACAACTAAAAACTATTTCGCAAATGTTTGCTGCTGGTAAAATCAAAGACGGTGACTATTTCCTTTATACTGATGCATGGAACCCAACAATCCTACAACTAAAGTACATGGCAGAATTGCTAGGTATTAAGATTATAATTGGTGGTATGTGGCATGCTGGCAGTTACGACCCTGCAGACTTCTTGGGTCGGCTTATAGGTAATGCTCCTTGGGTAAGGCATACCGAAAAGGCGCTTTTTTATGCAATCGATCATAACTACTTTGCCACTGATTTTCATATTGATTTGTTTAGCTTAAACCTACTAGGGATAGATCCAGAAACTGTTCGCCAAAGATATGGTCAAGAGGGTAAGATTGTTCGATGTGGATGGCCCATGGAATACCTAGAGCATATGATGTATGGTCACAAAAATAAAAGCAAGCGTAATTTGATATTGTTCCCGCATCGCATCGCTCCTGAAAAACAACTAGATATTTTTAAAGACTTAGCCAAGCATCTACCGCAATACGATTTTGTTGTTTGCCAAGAGCGAAATCTAACCAAGCAAGAATATCATGATCTTTTGGGAGAGGCTAAGATGGTATTCAGTGCTAATCTACAAGAAACATTAGGTATCAGTTGGTATGAAGGTGCAGCAGTTGGTGCGATACCACTTGTACCAGATCGTCTTAGCTACAGTGAAATGGCGCTTGACACATTTAAATATCCCAGTGAATGGACTGAATCATATGCTGCATATGAGGCGAATCGCCAGCAATTGTGTCAGCTGATCGCGCAACACATAGATTCTTATGATGCTAGACTGGAACAAATAGAAGCACAAGTAAACATATTACAACAAGATTTCTTCAGCGGCAAGATTTTATACGAAACAATTAGGAAACACATATCATGAAAAACATTGAACGAGAACCAAAGACAGTATTAGTAACCGGAGGCAGTGGCTTTATCGGTAACCTTACTTGTAGGCTGCTAGTTCAAGCAGGGCATAATGTTATTAATGTTGATAGAAAGAAATGCGAAATACCCGGGGTACATCAGTATCCATTTGATATTGACAATCATCAACTCAAGGGCATTCTACAACTAACTAAACCCGACACTATTATTCATCTTGCTGCAACTCATCAGGTAACTGAAAGTTTTATTGACCCTGCAGGATACTACACTAATAATGTTGCTAATACTATTAATCTGCTTAATCATGCTGTAGCAGCAGGTGTAAAGAACTTTATCTTCAGCAGTTCAAGCTCAATCTATGGTGGCACTAGCGGCAATCCAAATAAAGAAACAGATCCGATGCTGCCTATTAGCCCATATGCTCGCAGTAAGACAATGATTGAAATGATCCTCAAGGACTACGAGCAAGCATACAGTAATATGAAGTTTGTATCATTGAGATATTTTAATGCAGCAGGTGCAGATCCAGACAGTCAGTGCGGATACACACAGGATCCTCCGGGGCACCTAGTTCCTATTGTAGTGCAGCGAGCGTTAGCAGATGAAACTGTGCCTGTATTTGGCACCGACTATCCAACTAAGGATGGTACAGCAGAACGCGATTATACGCATGTTTACGATATTGCTAGAGCACATATTAATGCAATGAACTATCTAGATGATGGTAACGAAAGTGCTGCATTTAACTTGGGCGCTGGTAAGCCCTATTCAGTTAAGGAAGTTATCAACGCAGTAGAAAAAGAAACCGGTAAAACTATTAGCATGTTTTTAGAAAATGCAAGACAGGGTGATCCCGCAAAGACGTGGGCTGACATTTCAAAAGCCAAGGAAGTGCTTGGTTGGGAACCAGTTTACGGTTTAGAAGATATTGTTGCTCATGCAGTAGCATGGGAAAAGAAACGCAAAAAGTAATTGACTTTAGACCAAAGATAAGCTATTATTAAATTATGCCCAAATACGAATATATAACACACCAAGAAATGAATGACTACTATAGTGAAGTTATTCGTCAAGTTGCCAAAGACGGAGTAGTACCCGAAGTAATCATCGCGCCTATGCGAGGAGGTGCTGACTTTGGCATTAAACTAAGTAACTATTTTGATGTTCCGTTTGTGCCTGTAGTATGGCAAACCAGAGATGGTGAGGACAAGGACATTCAATCTTTAACAGCTATCTTAGACAAATACTGGGGGCATGTTGTGTTCCTAGTTGATGATATTTGCGACTCGGGCAAAACTCTTTCAGAGATGATTGAAGTCATACGAGCACAAGAGTTTGTTGACTTTTATGTTGCTGTGGCGATTGAGAATATTGAATCAAAGGTTAAGATAGACTATGCTGGCAGAGAAATATCTAGAAGCATAGAAGACCAATGGTTTGTGTTCCCCTGGGAAGACTGGTGGAAACGAAGATAAAAACAAGAAATCTAGAGCTTGTAAAAGCAGTTCGATAAATAATTATGCTACACAAAGGTAGCAAACTTAAATTATATCCGTGTAAGGAAGGAGAAGTATATGTCATTCAATAAAACTAAGTGCGACCCTGATTTAGGCAGTCGCGTTCACGAACACCTAGTACAGATGGGTGTTGAAACCCCTACAGTAGATAACGGTGTTGACCGCAAAGATAAGATTGAAATTATCGAGCGTCACTTTACCGAAATTATGAAGACCATGGGTCTCGATCTATCAGACGACAGTCTCATGGACACACCAAAGCGTGTTGCTAAGATGTATGTCAACGAAATCTTTTGGGGGCTAGACTACGATGCTTTCCCCAAGTGTACCACCGTTGACAATAAAATGAAATACGATGAGATGGTTGTAGAGCGCAATGTTAATGTACAGAGCAACTGCGAACATCATTTTGTTATTATCGATGGACTTGCAACAGTAGGTTATATCCCCAAACAGAAGGTACTAGGTCTTTCAAAGATCAATCGTATCGTTGAATACTTCAGCAAGCGTCCCCAGATTCAAGAGCGCCTAACTGAACAGGTTTATCATGCACTAAGCTACATTCTAGAAACAGAAAATGTAGCAGTGGTTATTGACGCACAACACTATTGCGTAAAAAGTAGAGGAGTTGAAGATGTTGGCTCTAGCACAGTTACCAGCAAGCTAGGCGGTTGCTTTAAGAGCGACCCTGCGGTTCGTGCAGAGTTTATGAACATTGTAAACAAAGGCTGTAAGTAAATGTACAGCTCATTTGATCGCACAGCGGTTGTTGAGTGCATCGACAATGGTAATACCGTTGAGGCAGATGTAATTACTTTTGTAGAAGGAAAGTATCTAACTGTGGCATTGAACACAGTACGAGTTAATCTGCAATTTAACGAACGATACAAAATCTATATTGGCTCAATGAGCGGGTTAGAATTTCAAAGCACAGGGCCAAAGCTTCTAGGAAAATATCGATGACCATTTCAAACCGAGGACCTCGAAACATTTTAGTATTAGACAGAACGGGTGTACAAATCATCGATGTTTGTGATGCTATTGCTGAGTACAAGGATATTACATGGGTAACCCAACGATATCCTATAACAGTAGATGAAATTTTTGAGTGCAT